AGCCTCCGCGTCGGTATCCTGGAAGTCGATGGTGATGTTGTTCCCAGCCGGCCCGCCCGTTCGGTGGAGGACTCTGATATGGCTGTTGGCCGCCCCCCCTGAAGTCGTGATCTCGGCGCATTTGGAGGCGACGAAAGCCTCGATGGTGGCGTTCCAATCATCCAGACCGGGGAACCGTTCGCGGGCCTCTTTCCCGAAGTCGGTTACGTCGTGCATCTCGGTCTTGTCTTCGAAGTCGGCATTGGTAGCCCCGAAGATCTCCGAGGCGACCATGTACTTTCCGGTATGGCATCGGACGAGATCGCCTTCATCGAGACCCGAAGCTACGTAGATGTAGCCAGATGGATACCAGATGGCGTCAGGCGTCAGTGTCGCCCACTCGCCCTCCCCCCCGTTCTGGAACTGGAACACGGGAACGGCGGAGTCGTTCATCATCCTCTTGGATGCGTCAGTGATTCTCCAGACGGTATACCGGGGATAGCCCCCCCACTTTGAATCTGAGAAATCCACCTCCTCCATAGCCTCGTCGCTATAGTCCTGATCAGCGCCCGAGCCCCTGTAGACTCGGACATAAGATCCCGGTGTCGGGCTCAGGGCCATATCTCATCGCCTCACGTTTCGGTGATCCCGCCACTGACTGCGAATGTTACGTCCATCTTCTGCACGTCGCCGGGACCGCCGGGCCTCTTGATCGATTCGACGTAGGCGGAGAAGCTGAAGGTCCGAGTCCCCTTCACAACGCTATAAGCCAGAAGCGTATGCGCTGGTTTGGAAGCCCTGATCTTATCTTGCCCGGCGTCGTCGTCGTCCTCGATGAAGCTGGCGGTTACGGTCCCGTCATCCAGGCCTGGATGCCTCGCCCGCGCGGTGTTCTTATCGCAGGTGATATCCTGCATCTCTGTCTTGTCGTCCACGTCACAGGAGACACATCCTAACGCGATTGAGCCGCCGGCGGTGAACTCCAGCGTCGCTAATCCGTCTGGTGCCAATACCATTTCTTAATCACCTCTATTTCTAAGAATCCGCTATGCAGCGGATGACCCTAAAATCGATCATGAATACGTGCCGCCCGTTCTCGTCCACATAATGATCGGGGTGGCGGCCCTCCCAGATCATCGCCACTGAATGACCGAACGCCGTTTTTTTGTGGAGCGCGTCCCGGATCGCCAGGGCGTCGGTTTGCGCCGTCTCCAGGGACGCCCTCCTCACCTGGATCTGAACGCGAGGCTTCTCGATATCGCCCCCGCTCACGATATACCCGCTCCCCCCCGCCGGGAAGATGGCTATCTGCGAGGCGCTGGATTCGTCGAAGCCGTATGCTCGGATGTTGGAATATCCGGCGGCGGTGAGGGCGTCGGCCACATCCTTGACGACCGGATTCATGGTCATTTTTTCACCTCAGATCGAGATACCGTCCGAACGATATCAGAACGAAGGTGAGGAGGGACACCCCTCCGAGGATGTACCATCTCCAGTTTTCGAGGGCTTCCACCCGGCACTCCAGATCATGCTGTGTCTCGCAGATGCCCCCCTTCCCGGTGATCTTCGCATTCAGATGGCGCAGCTCGCTCGCTATCTGGAGGAGGAGTTCCCGATCGGTCTGGGGGGCGTCTGCCGATACCATCTATCCCCCTCCGCTTGTCGCCCCTCTGGTTCCAAGGAAGAATCCAAGGATCGCAGGTATGCCTACCATAGCGGCAACTTTTCCGAGCCCTTCATATAGCTGGATCAGCTCATCCACCTCGGCAGTCCCCGACGTGATTGACCATATGGAGAATGCCGATATCCCGAAGAACCCAGCGATCATGGTCATCCCGACAATTAGACCTTGATTTTCCACGTCTCACTCCTCCCCCGTCGGCTCGGTCAGGGCGTATTCATAGAGGCCTGCGGCCTTCAGCCGATCCTCCAGGGCTTCCACCGGGTCCACCCGGCGGCCCATGCCTGTCGTCCACTCGATCCACTGTCGCCGGGTCATCCCGAACGATCCGCCGGGAACGTCGCCGCATTGCGGGGACGCGACATACTTGAGTCCCACAATCCGGGTTCCCGTGAACCCGGTGGGCATCAGGAGGGCCCCCGGATCATTCGTGCATCCCAACCGTTTCGTCGGCTCGGTGGAGCACCCCTCCAGGGGCTCCGCCCAATTCGTCTCCGGACAACATCCTATCTTTTCTTCCGCCATTATATCGCCTCGATGAACAGCTCCGTTTCGGCGGGAGCCGACACGCTAGTATTCACGTCGAATGATCCTGTCATGTCCACTTCTGCCAGATAGGCCGGATTGCCATGACATCCGACGGCCTGGATGATCCTCTCGCGGTACGTCCCGACACCTTTCAGGGCGTACACCGAAGATCCGTCCTCCACGCGAGCTCGCGCCGAGAGGACCGTAGCCCCCGAGGCCTGAGCCAGATGGGAGAGGCCGTAGTTCCCGATCATCCGGAACGATCCGCCCTCGCCGTCCATGTCCAGGCCCGCGAAGGCTCCAGAGTCGGTCAGGATTTGGCCGTAGGCCATGCTGGCGTTGCGGCCCCCGGTGGCCACCGTCTGGCCTCCGAGGCTCCCCCTGATCGTGAAGTCCCCGTCCCCGGCATAGTCACCCCTGATCTCGATGCTGGCTGCGAGACCGGCGACGACCAGTAAGTATACGGCCGCTATGATTCGTGTTATCATTTCATCACCGCCCCCAAATCGCGACTGATACGTTTGATTATGTCCTGCGAGCTTTCCGCAAGCTCTTTTTCGAGGAATTTCGCTTCACCTTCATCATGATGGAGGGATGTATCCTCGTGCTGCCTAACAGCATATGGCGTGCTGAATCCGATCTCGGAACCGTTCCCCACGTCCGTGACGTGCCCTGATGCCCTGAGCGGCCCCCGGTCGATAGGCGTTCTAGGGATCGTCCTGGTTAGGACGCCCTCGGACTCCCGATGGATCGACGCCAGTCCGACGACCTTGACGGCGGCCGAAAGGGCGGCTCCGTGCCATTCGACCTTCATAGCCAGCCCTCCCAGAAGGTATCCGAGCCGTCGAAATCCGGCATATGGCTTATCTTCTGAATCTCCCGGGTCTCGCCTCCATAGATTATCTCGTCGCCCTCCCGGAGCTCGACATCAGCGAAGATATGGGCCTCCGAGGTCCAAGTCTCGCCCTCGGTGTTTCGAAATAGCTTCGAGAGCTTTTCGAATCGACAGCTAATCGATGAAGTCGAATATGTGTAGTTACCCCACGAATCCGGGCCCGTAGCTATCCTCCTCAGCGTTGCCGTCTGTTTCAGGAACGGGCTCATCAGGCTCATATGACGCACACATCCCGCGCCAGGTAGCGCTCCAGAAGCCGCCACGCCCGCTTTGAGTAGAACCCCTCTCTCGAATCTGATGTAGAAGAGCCCCGGAACTCGTACTGAAGCCCCGTCCCGGAGATCCGGACGGACTTCACACCGTGCTCTTGAAGGTCGTCCACCTCGTCGTAATCGCTGGATGCGGTCGCGGCGAGGATCGCCACCGCTTCGAGACAGATCGCGTCTTTGATCGCCTGGGGGATCACGTAGGCGTCGGCGTCCTCGTCGTAGTCGTAGGCCCCGAGCTGATCCACCCGAGGGAAAAGTTCCTCCTGGCCGCCCTCTACCGTCTCGTACCTCTGGCCTACAAAGGCCAGGCTTTCGAGCTTCTCGACGGCCCGGTCTAAGAGGATCTGTCTGTCGCCGTCACTGGCTGCGTTCCAGGCAGTCAACTCGGATGACAGGCAGAGGGCCACAAGGCGCGTCTTAGCGTCGGCGAGGAGGATGTAGGCCATGTGCTCCCCTAGACTGGGAACTTGAATGCCTCGATCGTTCCGTCGGTGGAGTTCGTGTTCACCAGGAGGTAGCCAGTCTGGTTGACGAACCTAGCAGACTCAAAGGGCCCTATCCAAGTCTCGGAGGTGGCGTTGGCGATAGTGACAGTCAGATTTCCCAGTGAGGATCTGAAGGCAGGAGGATCGTCTCCTGCAAGTACTGTAATAAGGGTATCATTCGCCACCCCGCCTGACTCCACCACCCGGAAAACCAGGCCGTCGACGAAGGGGATATAGTGGTTGTTCGTCGAATCTAGGGCCGTTGCGGTAGCCGTAGAGGTTGGATAGCTGTTCTCGACCCATGAGGTCGTATTGATCGCCGTCCTGCCACCCATAGCCACAGGCAGGATAAGGAGGGTGGCCAGAAGGGCGACCCCCAGAATTGCCTTAAGTCTCTTATCCATCTTCACCACCTCAAGACACCGTAGCCGTCAGGACCGCCAGGGCCGCCGGTCGTACGACTTTGGCACCGTATACATGCAGACCTTTCACGGCGTCGGCGAACCGCTTCTCCATTCTGTACGGCTCGACCTTCACGATCTGCTCGGCGAAGGACCAGGCCATCGGATGACCGGCGATCACCTTGTACTTGGAGCCAGCGACGACGGGGCAGTTGGGCGATTCGTAGACGTCGAATCCCAGGACCCGCCCTATCTGGCCAGATCTGAGAGTGTCGGCGCTTCCGGCGACGTTGGCTTTCGTGAACCTCTCATCCTTCAGCATCACTGCTAGGATCTCAGGACCGGCTATCACGAATCGACCGCCTGTCGGGATCTTGGCTTTGTTGAGCTTGACTCTGAGGTCTACCAGCTCGTCGAAGATGTTGTACTCTCCTTGCCCGGGAGTGCCAGCGACCACAGTATGTGGCGTGGTGTTGTTGCCGATAGCGTTGGAAGCGCTGGCGTCGGTGTAGAGGGATGCGATGAACTGATCGGCAGCATCCCGGAGGTAATACGAGGCGTCAGTCATTGCGGCGGCCATGACCTTCGGCTTCTGCTGGGCCTGGTCGAGGTCGTCCACCTGGAAGTTGAAGTACTTCGCCTGGTCGATCTTAAGCTCTGCCTGGGCGTCAGTGAGGGCTTCGGGGTCGTCGATGTCGGTATCTCTGGTGTACGTCCCGACCGAGATGGGGCCGATTGCGTTGATCTTCACCGTGTCGCCGAATGCCCGGATCTCGCCCTGATAGTCCCTATTGATGATAGCCCCCTGGCCGAAGATGTGGACCTTCTGGAGGTTCACCAAAAGCTGCTGACTCCAGACTTCAGGAATGAAGTTTGCAAGAGACATTACTTGATTTCTCCTTTCGCCATCGCTTCATGGATGGCGCTTTCGTTCTTCGAAAATTCCTCGGGTGTCATGTCTTTGATCTGCTGACGAGTGAAACTGGTCTTCGGAGGGTTGCCACTGCCCCTGCCCCCGTCTCCGACGTTGGGAGGAGGATAAGAGGCCTTCATAAGGGGCATATGAGTCTCCATGAACTTTACCGGGTCGTCGCCGGGTCGGAAGTTGACAGCCACGTATTCAGCCGCGCCTTTGCCGAGCTGAGCCTCGGAGACCTTGGAATTGATCTCTTTGATCCCAGCGTCGTACTTCTCGCGCTTTTCGGCTGCGGCCTTCATGTCGGCGAGCTCTTTGGCGACGGCTTCGGCTTTGGCGTTGGCCTTTTCCACCTCCGTTTTTCCGGCGGATTCGAGCCCTTCCACCTTAGTTTTCAGCGTGTCCCTTTCGGTGGTCAGTTTGGAGTTCGCAGTCTCAAGCTCTTTGTTTTTGGCTTGCAACGCCTCAAAATCGGCTTTGGGGACGTGGTTTTTGAGCCGTTCCCCTACGATCTTATTGACGTCTTCCTGAGTGAATTTCTTCTCGTCGTTCTCAGACATGGGAAAGCACCCGCTAAGTCTCGCCGATATCGGACGGCGGCGACGTCTCCAGCAGCAGGCAGCGCCCGTTTAGCGTCCGGGGAGACGAGGATAGATTGCCTGAGCCGAAGATTCGATGGCGAGTTATTTATTGATTATGGTATATATAGTTTGTTATATCGCCCGGATCAGCCCGCCTCGTCGGGGCTCAGCGTGCATATATGCCGACACCCGATGTGGAACATGCCCGCCGCCCTAGCGTCCGCGAGAGTCGGGTAGCCCTTCGTCCTTCCGGTGAGGCTCACCGTCCGGTTTTCCCAGGGGACACATAGGGGGCAGGCCGCCAGATGGGCAGAGAAGACGACCAGATCGTACCCATGCTCAAGCAACCTGAGCCGTGTTCCTTCCCGGAAAGAATCCATCGTCGCCTGGTGGACGGCCATCTCGGTATACGTCCTCATCGACCACTGGCGGCCGAGCCGATCGACGAACCCAGTGATGCCGCGCTCGGCGAGCTTTTCTTTCATCACTTTGGCCGATTGTTGGACTGCCTCCGACCCCAGGACCGCGCCCTCGGCGGCTTCGAGCTGGACGGCCCGGAACACGTCATCCACCCGCCGGCCGATCACGCCGTCCATGTCGACCATTCGAGAATAGGTGGCTTCCGCCAGGGCGGACGCAGCCTGCTGGTGGACGGTCCCGAAGCCCGCCGAGAGATGGGTCGAGAAAGCCATATCATCGGCGTAGGCCACGCCTTCGCGATAGAGGTATGGGACCGACTTTTGGCACCACTCCCGGGAACCCGCCAACAGATCCGCCCTCGCCGTCTTGACGTTGGCCTGGAGCGCCTGGAGGTATTCGGGATCGCCGCCACTGAGGAGGGCCCGGTTGATCTGCTTTTCGATCCGGGCCTCGCCCCGTTCGTATAGCCGGATCAGGTTCTCGGCTTGGGCGTCGGTCAGCTGGAGGATCTGGTCTTCGGTCTTCACGAAACCTCACCCGGCGGGATCTCAAGAGCCAAAGGTTCCAGTTCCGGCCCGCTCGGAGCTTTCGCCGTGGCGTTGGCTTTGATCTCGTCCATGATCCGATCGCTATCCTCCTGGGATAGCCCGAGCTCACGATGGGCCTGTTGTGGGGAGTAGATCCCGGCCCGGCACAATATTTCGAGCCGCTGAGCCGTCTCGGTCGGATCGGTGGCGAGCGACAGCTCCCAGTTCATTTGGATGTCCTCGGCCGCGATCGGCGGGAGCCCCGACGCCGGGGTCGCCAGCCGACCCGCTGCTTCCAGGACAGCGGGGATTACATCCCAGAACGCCGCCCGGAACCGCCGGAGGTGGTCCATTGTGGGGGTGAGTTCCAGCATCAAGGCCCGCCCACTGGCCACGTTGGCCGCATCCACCCCTGACATCATAGGGGCGGAGATCTCGGTGCAGTTGACCCAAAGCTGGAGAGTGGCGTTGATCTCTCGGAGGATGAGGTCGATGGCCTCGACAGGCGACGCCACGTAAGCCACCATGTCTTTCGCCGACATTTCGTAGGCTTTGTGGATGAGTGTCTTCTCGGGGTCGAATTTCACCCGATCGGTGTCAGGATCTCGTTTTATGGCATCGGGGTGGACGACCGTAACAGGCTTAGAGTGCTGGCTTAGGATGAATCGCATCTGGGAGAATGAGAGCTCCATGCTTTCGACGTGACTCAGGGCCTCAGAGGAAAATGAAGCGTCTGGGATGCCGTAAGCCTTGTCAGAGGTCCGAGAGTTCCAAATGGGGAACACGCACCATCCTGGCACCGGCTGGCTATCGTTCCCATCGAGATCGTAGCCCTCGAAAAGGTTCGCCTTCGCGGCGAGGTCACGTCTCACCAGTTTCCCGGCTTCGCTGAT